CAACATCTTGACTATTTGGCTGATTATTCAAAGCCAGGAGGATTAGATGAAATCTCCCGCAATGATTCCATCTTCACTAAAATGGATGAGGTATTGCTTAACCCTAAAGGTCGGATGATCATTAATCCGCCTAAGTCCCACTTCCATCAACTCGTCACCGGAGTCACACATGTCAAGCTTGCTTTGAAGAGGAAAGTCTTTAATCGAGTTGTAGACACCGTCTACCGTATAGAATTCTCATACGGTGCGGATATGACGGCCGAGGCGAAAGGCTTATGGATGGACGGAGCTGTCGATCGATGTATGGGTGTGAAACCCACCGCTTGTATCTTAGTAGGAGGGGATGATAATCTGGTTCTTTTTGGAATGAATCAGAAAATATATGCTTGGGAAAGCGATGTCACAGCTTGTGACCAAAGCCACAATAAAGGTCTTATCAAGGCCATGCTCATATCATTGCGGAACATGGGTTCCAATGAAGATTGGCTGGCTGTTCTTGAGGAATCGTACGTGCGTCCTATTAAGACGAAGAACTACAAAATTCGTTTTCCTAAACCTCAACTTCACACTGGCCAATCCCAGACTTCAATGGCAAACACACTCGTGGTAGGCAGCATACCCATGTGGCTTATGCATGAATTACCCATAGAAGGTTGGGGAGGCGATTTGGACGTGCTTCGTGATCATGTCGAGCAGAACACTAAGAAACTAGGGATGATCTGGAAAGTTGAAGCCCATGAGAATTATCTTAACGCCACCTTTCACAAAGGCTTTTGGGTGAAGGGAACCAGTGGTCACGTTTGGCTGCCTTTGCCTTCATGTCTTTGGAAAGCGACCAAAATAAGATGTGATTCTCCTATACCTTGGGAGGAACTCATGCTGCGTCTTGCTTTCAATCTTTACCAACGCATCATAAACAATAATGTTTCTACTGTCAGTCTTATCTGTACCAAAATGTTTCACTACATCGTGAATACTCACATGCCTAAAATCGTCAAGCGTTACGGTCAAGGTTCTAGCATGGGCGACCTTGGCCTAATCATGCGTATATACGAGGATGACTCCTCTGTCTTCGGCGCCAAATTTAAGAAATACGTCGACATAAACTACATCAACAAAAGTGGAGAATCTATCGACACTTCAGCTCAGACTCAGAGAACCGAATGGTCCAGGG